ACAACTTGACACTTACATTAACAACGAAACAAAAAAAGCAGCAGGCAAGTCTCAGGTTGCGGCAACTGCAGGCGCTCCAAAGCCTGGGGCTTATACACAGCAACAACAACAGCAATACAGGTCAATGATGGGAGGAGGCGCTTCTGCGCCTAGACCTGGCGGCGGAGGTGGCGGCGGAGGTGGTGGCAATGGCGCAGCAGAAGCTGCTGCGCGTGAAGCAAGGGCACTAGCTGACCTAAAGGGGCAGGTAGCTCTCAAAGAGCAGCTGATGCTGATGGATCGCCAGATCTTTACCGAGCTGCAAAAGAAAAACTTCGCCAGTGCTGCTGCATTGGAGATGGAAAAGATCCTGCTAGAGCGGCAGGAGAAGATCGAATCAATCAAACGCAGTGATGCAGATGCTGCAACCAAAGAGCTGCAGATCAAACAGGCAACACTGGAGGCTGACAGGGCGCTAGTAGAGGCATCTCAAGAGCGTCAGAAAGCGCAGGCTGATTTCCAGCAGTCCTTTGATGACACGATTAAGAACATCGAGCGCCAGATTGCGCTGGAAGGCGCAGGCAGTGAAGAACTCCGCAGGCAGCTAGAAATTCAGCATCAAATTGAGGACATCAACAAAGGGGAGCTGAAGTTAACCCAAGACCAGATTCAAGCGCTCAAGGATAAGAACCTAGAGCTAGATAAGACCAAGGAGAAGGCTGCTGCAATCAAACAGAAACAAGCTGAACTGCAGAACCTATATGACGGCATCGGCAGTCAGATTGCTAACGGCGTCGGAGGTGCCATTGATGCAGTGGCCGGCAACGTCGAGAATCTGGGTGAAACGCTGCAGGGGTTGGCGGCTGACATCTTGAAGGCCGTAGGGAAGATGCTGATCTTCTATGCGCTGGCGCAAGCATTTGGTGCGCTGGCGGGTCCTAGTGGTGGGGGTATCTTCGGCGCACTGGAGAGGGCCTTTGGTGGTGGCCGTGCATCGGGCGGTCCTGTAGAACCCAACACCACTTACTTGGTAGGAGAGAAGGGACCAGAGCTGCTGACGATGGGCAGCAGCGGTGGACGTGTTTACAACAATGAGCAGACCACTGCTGCAATGTCGCGTTACAGCCCAGCAGGCGGTGGACGCGCTGCAGCAGGTAGTGAGAGCGGTGGTGGCGGCGAGGCAGCCGGTGGTGGTGGCGGTACCTTCACCCTGGAAACTGTCGTGATCAACCGGCAGGAATATGCCACGATCGAGCAGGTGCGTGAGATGGGACAAGCAGCCGCTAAACAAGGCGCCGAAGGTGGTCATTCCAGAGTGATGGGTGACTTCCGCAACAAACGCAGCGTCCGCAGCAGGTTGGGGATGCGCTGATGACCGTCGTCGCTCTGACAACCTTCATCACGGTGCTCGATGCTCGTGGCACGGTGCAGCACCGTTATCAGAATTCCCAGCAGGGGCAGATCATCACGCTTGATGGCGCCGACCATCCGTTCCTGCCCTTCCTGTATGCAGGAGCGGCAAAGAACCGCACGGGCGATAACTTGGAGGCTGAGCTGGTGATGGCCTGCAACCAGCTGGCGATGAGCTACGCGGTGGAAGCGGTGCGTAACAAGTGGACGGTGCAAGTGACGCAATGCTCGATGAACCCCAAGGACTTCAGCGTGGGACGGAAGCTGACGCGTGAGGTGTGGTTAGCGGCTGGACTGAGCTATGACCCTGAGCGGGTGAATGTGCTGCTGAGCAGTGGCATTGACGCAGTGGGGGCCAATGCACCAACCAAGACGCTGACCACGCAACTGGTCGGCGCCCTGCCCCTCACCGGCGCCATATCAAACAGGTGAGAGCAGATCAACTGATAGGGCTTAGCTACAGGCTTGGGGCTGATCCCGAGCGGCACGGTGCCACCGATTGCGTCGGTCTTTGTCGGGCAGTGTTAGCCACCTACGGCATTGAATCACCTGTGCCCACCCGCGACTGGTACAGACGGCTGCGGCGCGGGGACTACGACATTTTCCCCGAGCAGTTGCGCTTATGGGGCGAGGAGATCGCCGCGCCTAAGATGGAGGGAACGGTTGCGCTGTGCCGAGCAGAGAAAGGCTATGGGCTATCAGCGTTTTGGGGTAGCGGGTGGCTGATTTACAGGGACGAGAGGGTTCATTGGTGCCCTACAACCCAGCTACCCAGCGTCGGGTTTTACTACCGGCAGAAGCCGAGCTTTGTAATGCGCTCGGACTGAGCGAAGAGGAGTACTGGTATTTCGTTGAACTGAGCGACGCTTATAACGGCAAACGGGACGAAGCGTATGAGTTGGTCCCTGATGTCACGAATGACATTGTTAGCATCATTATCAGCATAGTCATTGGGCTGGCGCTATCTGCGGTTGCCTACCTAATGGCGCCCAAGCCCAAGCAGGAGCAGCAGCAGCTGCGGCAGCAGCAGCAGACCCCGCCGCAGCTCAAAACTGCCGATAGCCTAGGCGCTCGCCGTTACACCAGCAACAGCGGCTTCGACAGCTCACAGGAGTTAGCGAGCCTGGGGGAAGTGGTGCCCCTGGTGTTCGCCAACCGCATAGGGAGTGTTGGCGGCATCCGCGTCAAAACTATGCTGCTGTGGTCGCAGCTGCTGAGCTTCGGCACCAGCCAACAGCTAAAGATCCTGACGCTGCTATCAGCGGGTGAGCTGGCGGCAGATCCTGAGTTTGCAGGCTTTGCCATTGGCGACCAGACGCTAAAGAATTACACCGCCGCCAAGGTGGGCCTGTACCGCCGGCTGATGGGCGGGCGCATCCAGGAGGGCAACCGTTACCACGAGGGCACCATCGCCGCTAACCCAGTGGGCGATGTTTTCACGGTGTACGACGACGGCAGCGAGAGCTACAAGACGTGGTTTTGTGGTAATCGCACTACATCGACGCAGACGCAGTTTGGGTGCTTCTCGCCGATGCCCAACGCAACGCCGTATAAGTTGCCGTATGAGCTGATCCTGAACCAGAAGAACCTGGACGGGGGGATCCGCGATGACAACAACCGCAAGCGCGAGAAGATTAACCGCGAGTGGCTGACGCGGGCGGCCATTAACTGGGCAGACGCGAACTACTGCGGTTATTACATCCATGGCGGTCATGAGGACCCGCAGGCGTACCCGCCCTACGGGCTGGATGATGTCAACAGTGCCACTGAGGACCGGCGCATCAATGCAGATGACAGCATCCAGATGGGCGGTCTGTATATGGCAGGTATGGCGAAGGTGGTATGCGTCAGCAGCAGCACAGACCAAACCTGGACGCTAGGCACTGACAAGTCGTACACCTTCAAGATCGAAGAACCTGGCGAGATAGAAGCCTTTGATCCCCTCGCAGGAGGCAACCCGAATTATGGGTATGTCTTGCAACGGCTAGCAATCGGCACCATTTCCAACAACCGGGAGTGTCATGTAACGGAACTTGGTATCAGGAGCAGGGTGTGGAAGCAGATCACCGGGTTCCCCAATGTCAACAGCCAGCCATCTGCCGATGTCATCGCCAGCTATGAAGACCGCAACGGCAACATTCAACTGGGCACCATCCAGCGGTATGTGACCCGCTATAGCTTTTTCCGCCTGGAAGTTCGCCCGCTTGGCACAGCGGCGACTTGGCAGGACATCAGCGGCGGTCGGCTGTTCTGCATTCAAGGCAACTCCCCGCAGGACCAATACAACTTCCTGCGGATTGTCCAGCCCTTCGGGCAGTACGAGTACCGGATGGTGCCGTATCCCGGCGCGGGTGTGAAGAAGTATTGGCAAAAGCGCAGCGTGTACCTGCTGCATCCTGGGGCGCTGATGCGATATGCAGTCGGGACGTTTGTGGTGTCCTTCACCGGAGAGCTACTCACCGTAACGCCAAGTCGAATGACCAACTCTGACTGGACTATCGGAACGCCGCCGCCGATACTTAGCAGCGCAGTAGATGTAACACCTAGGTCTACCCCTACCGCCAGGCCCGTGAATCTGCAGTGGGTGATGGCCGAGGAACGATACGCTATGGATTCATCGAATAACTCTTATGTCGCCGAAGTCGACGGAGTGTATCACGTATACTGGGACGGCGGAGCCGTACATCTAGGCGATGTTTACAGGGTAGGTGCTGCAATAGTTGGTAGCATATGGGCAATCCAGCGCTGGGAAATAGTGAGTGCCGAAGACCCTCCAGTTGCATCTGGTGTAGTTGGCACTTCGTCGAATACAGGCTCAGGAATGACCCTATCTGTATCGCAGTGGTCTAACGGGCACCTGGAATGGACAATCGCCGAAGGCGGACGGGGGTATTACACGGGCGATCAATACAGCTTCTCCGCTTTCGGCAGCACTTACTACGGCACCGTCATTGCAGACGACACCTCAGCGGTTGCCCAGAGCCTGAATGCCTGGGATGCCTTAGCTGACATTGGCAAGTACGACGCTGAACTCTTCAGTCATGAAGACGGCCCCGAGCATGAGCTGGTGTACGTCAACGAGATCGTCAGGCAAGACGTGGCGCCGCAGTACGACAACATGGCACTGGTGGGACTGCGCCTAAATGCAAGCAAAGAGTGGAGCGCCTTCCAGCAGCTCAGCGCCTACGTCAAGAAGGGAATCAAGGTCAACCGGCTAATAGACGACAACGGCGCTCCCACTGCAACGCTGAGCGGGCCCACGAATAACTTCGCTGAGATTGCCTATGCGTTGCTGACGGATGACCGGCTAGGAGCGGGGGAGCTGCTTGGAAGTGCCGCGACCGACCGCGACCGCATGACGAAGGCTGCGCAGTTCTGCAGGGCTAATGGCTTTACCTGGGATGGGGCGATCGGGCAGAAGCTGAACCTGCGCGACTTCATCTTTGAGAACGCGGGTTACTGCCTGCTGGACTTCACAATCCTTGGCGGGCAGTTCAGCCTGGTGCCATCGGTCCCCGTCACCAGCGGTTACGCAATCGACAACGCAGCGCAACCGCCGATTAGTGCGCTGTTCACCGACGGCAATATCCGTGAGCTAACGGTGAGCTGGTTGAGCCCAGAAGAGCGACAGCTGTTCAAGGCAGTCGTGAAGTGGCGGCAGGAAACCGATAACGGGTTCAGCCAAGAGCGGTTATTCACCATGCGTCTCTCTGACGCGCAGGGTGGCAGTGACAGCGACGGGGAAGAGGTGTTTGATCTCAGTAACTTCTGCACGACCCAGCGGCAGGCGGAAGTCTTTGCCAAGTATGCCCTGAAACTGCGGAAGGAAGTGGACCATGGGCTGAAGTTTTCCACTACCCCTCAAAGTGCCATGGGGCTGGAGCCAGGTGCTTACTTCCGCCTGGTCTCTGAGGTGACGCATACCAGCAGGTTCAATAACGGTGCCATCAACAGCGAGGGGCTGATCACTAGCACCACGACCATGGCGGACGGCGTTTATAACGTGCTGACCTGGCAGCCCGGCACGGTGGGAGTTAGCGAAGATCAGTTGACCGTCAGCGGCGGCAAGGCTCAAGAAGGGGGCCTATTTGGGCGAGTGTTTACGCTGAAGAACAGCACCACCACCAGCCGCGTCTACAAGGTCGAGAGCTTGAGCTACGGCCAGGAAGGCTTTGTGGAGGTCGCCGGCAGTTACCAGCCGCTAACGGCAGATGGCGCTTTGGCTACGCTGGACTGGAACAGCTCCCATTTTGTAGTTGAGGTGGGCTGATGCCAGCGGTTGCGTTCCCTAGCGTCAAGCCCACCGGCAGGAGCTACAACCCTGGCAGCTATCCGACTGCCGAGTTCAAGTCGCTGAGTGGCGTAACGACACGGATGCTGTATAGCAACCGCCGCAGTGACGCTGAGCTGAGCCTGGAGTTCCAGAACATCACGGACGCCAACGCTGCATTGATCCTGAGCAATTATGAGCAGGTGACGCCAACAGGCGATTGGGTGAGTTTCACTAGCGATACGGGCTCAGCGGGAGCTGCCGCAGGGTTAGCGGCCTACCTGCAGGAGAGCGGCGGTAGCGGCCTGCGGTGGCGATATGACGGGCCGCCAGATGTGCGCTCAGTCGTGCCAGGCCGCAGCACGGTGCAGGTGAAGTTCATCGGTCAACTCGACGCCTAAAATCCAGTCATGAGCTACACCAGCGGCAAAGACGGTTCTGTCACCTACGACGGGGTGCGGCTGGCGAAAGTGGCGAGCTGGAGCTTGTCATCACAGGTGGAGGCTTTGGAGGTCACCAGCCTTGCTGATGCAGCGCGTGATTACACGCCAGGGTTGAAGAGCAGCACTGGCAGTTGCAGCATTTGGCTTTACGGGGAGAACGCCAAGGCGCTGATGTCCAAGGTGATCCGCACCGATGCGCCTAGCGATGCGGACAAGGTGAGCATGACGCTGGGCTTTGGCGCCAAGAGCGTGACCTTTCAGGCGCTGCTTACCAGCTGTGAGCTTCAGATGGCAGTAGGCGCTGTGATGCAGGCATCGCTGCAGTTCCAATGCTGCGGCGAGATGAGCGCGGTGGTGCTCTGATGTCGGTGTTTTTGGGTTGCAGCGGATCTGTTGAGCTGACGCGCAGCTCCATTGATGAGGTGTTTGCCAGCGTGGTGAACCCCAGTGATGTAAACGCAGCGCGCAACCACTTCAGCTTCGACTTCCCGGTGGGGGTGCTGCTGACGGGCGACCAGCTGGAGATCAAAGCCACCGATGGCGGTCCGCTTAGCTTCGTTGCCGGCTGGGGGTTCCCTGACGGCAAGTGGTTCATTCACGTTGATGAGGTTGGCAGTGTTCGGCTGTATAACGACTTCTCCGCTGCTGTGGAGGGCGAAGCGGCGGGTCGTGTTGCTTTGCAACTGCCAAACCGCAACATCCCTATCGAGGCGAGGGTGCATAACGCCATCCCCCGGATGCTGGGGGAGGTCACCGATTTTGAGCTGAACACCAGCAGGGATGCGGTGGATGTCAGCGAGTTGGGCGATGAGTTCAGGCGGCAGCATGACACGCTAATTAGCGGCAGCGGTGCCCTGAACTGCTTCTTTGATTACAACCACGAACTGTGCGGCGCGCCAACCAGCGACGGCTTCGAGCCTGAGTTAGCGGTTTACATGCACCAGCTGATCCTGCGGCAGCAGCTAGGCAGTGGTTTCCATGCACGGCTGTTCCTGATCAGCAATGGTGCAGGGCACGACAGCAATGATGAGGTTTGGTATGAGTTCGACGGGTTGATTACCAATGTCGGCGTGGCCTTTTCACCTACTGCCCCGGTGCGGTCACAGATTCAGTTCGTCACGACAGGACAGATCAAGCTGCGGGTCAAGGCTGTTAGCAACTACCTCCTGCAGGAAGATACAGACCGCATCCGCCTGGAGCGCAACCAAGGAGCAGGTTTCGTCGAGCTGGAGCAGCAGGAGTAGCGGACCTAGACTGCTGCTATCGGCTTACTGAGCGGGCATGGCAGACCTCAGGGTTTCAGAACTCCCGGCGTTAGCCGGTTCTGATTTAGCGGCAGCTGACGTGCTGCCTGTCGCTGATCTGTCTGCCTCAGAAACGCGCAAGCTCACTGCCAAGGAGCTAATTCAGAACGGCGTCGCACTGATTGATAACGGGTCGCTGCCAGGCGGCAAGATCACTAGCGGCAGCATCACCGCTGTCCAGATTGGCACCAACGCAGTCGGTGCATCAGAGCTGGCTGATGGGGCTGTTGACACGGCAGCCATTCTGGATCTGGCGGTCACCAACAGCAAGATTGCTCCTGGCGTAGACGGCGCCAAGCTCACCAATGACACGGTGACTGCTGCCAAGATCCCGACAAGCAGCTTGAACCGGGGCATTGACAAAGCTGGCGGCGCCATTGGTCACACCAATGCAATTACTGCTTCGGTACGCAGTGGGATCAGTTACGACGCGCAGGGGCATATCACCGCTGCAGTGGCACTGGTGCCTAGCGACCTGCCCGTGGCGACAGATGCTGCTGTCGGCGGCGTCAGCGTGCCAGCCGTCTCGGGGTTGATCGTTAGTGGCGTTGGCGCCCTGGGTCATGCCAACTCAGTTGTGGCTGGTACTACCAGCGGCGTTAGCTATGACGCGCAGGGGCACGTCACTGGCATTGTGCCGCTGGTGCCTGGCGACCTGCCGCTTGCCACAGACGCCACGGCTGGCGTTGTTCGTGTGCAAGGGCCTGCGCTGGGAGTAGACACAGCAGGCGCCCTGTCGCATAGCACCAGTGGCATTGCTGCTGGCACTTACCCCAAGGTGGCTGTTGATGT